CATTCCCACCGACTGCGGATCTGGATATATCTGTCTAGCCAAAGCCTGGCATTTCAATCGCTCGGTAGTGGCATTCGCTTGTAGGACTGGATCATCCGAATACGGTATCAGTTTGTATTTCGGTTGCTGCGTGGTGGCGCAACCGCTAACGAAGAGCGGTATTGCGGCGGTTATCGTAAGCAGTATTGCGCGTATCATAATCAATGAGGTTCCTTCCTGTTGCTATTCCACCCTGCCAGAAGTCGGCTAGCGACTGGCCCTGGGTGGCGGCAGTATTCGCAGACAAATTAGCGGCAGTATTCATGCCGGCCATTGCTGCCCCATTGATATTATTACCCATACGCGCGGCATTGAGCAACCCATTAGACATGTTTTCACGCGCCGCCATCGATGCTCCGGCCATGTCATACGCGTTCTGTGCCATACCGTTGGCGATCAAATCACCGGCTCCGCGTTGATACGCGCCACGTGATGGGTCGATACCTGACGTATTCATGGCGCCTAAGCCCTGTGAAAGACTGTTCATCCCAGTAGCGTTAGTGCCGCCGGCTATACGGTTGATGTGCGCTGTGTCGCCTAGATTCTGCGCCAGGTTTATATAGCCCTCTTCAAGAGGACGATAAACCTGCGTGTGACGCTGATGCTGTGCTAGCGCCTGATCAAGCGACTGCAGTTCCTGGGCGGTAGGTTTATTCGCTGCTTCCTGTGCGTCTGCTGAGGCTTTGTTGCTCAGCAAACTCATCCCCGCACCAATTAACGCTCCCCACATACTTACAACCCTCCGTAGGCTACAGTTCGTTTCACGTTGAATTTGTCCTTGTCACGCTCATTTGTGGCTTTATACACACCTGCTTCGTACGCTTTTCGGTACGCTGCGGCTAACTTGGCGTCGTTCCACCCTTGAGGCATGGACAAGATACGGTACAGGGCACCGTCTGCAATGACAGACTGGTACTGCGCCAGTACAGTATCAGGAATGGAATTGATTGAGGACGTAGGCACAAGAGTCATCTCCATGCGAACATCGCCGGTGCGATCGACTTTGGGGCCAATCATCAACTCGTCAGTGGTCGTCACGGAATAGAACTCAACCCCAGTACGCCCTTCGTCCTGCATACCGCGTAGGATCATCTCTTCTACCGGCTGCAGGTCTTTAGTGCCCAGAGAGACCCGCAACATACGGGACATCCTGGTATATGGAAGCGTCTCAATATCGTAGAAGTTGAGATCCTTAACCAACATAACGGTGTCGGATACCCACTTCCACGTCTGAGTACGTGCATAGAAGTCGATAAGCGTCTGACGTACTTGGAGATCAATCACGCTTGATGGCACGCCAGGTACTAGCGGTAGGATACTTTCCCGGATGTCAGACACATACATTTATCAGTCCTCTAACGCAGTGTCACGCATAGCTGCAGTGACAGGATAACCAAGGATTTCTTTGATCGCCGTAAGTTTTGGACGACCTTTTGAGTCGAACTTAGACGGATCACCCTCGGTGACAAGTGCCTCAATGGCTTCTTTTACAGCGAGCATGGCTTCGTCGCCTGCGGGAGTAGTGTCGATAACCACGTCCTGCTCGCCACCTACCGCCTTGGCGCCTTTTGCCAGCGCAATAGGTACTAATTCATCGCGTACATTTATAGGCTCGCCAGCCTTCATGCGAATAGCATGTCCACTAGTGGACGAAATATACAAATCAATCTGGGATACAAGTTTCATCTTATGTCCTCATGGGAACGACCCGGCCGAAGCCGGGATCGAACTTAGGTGATGGCCTAATCAGATGGCTGTATCAAGCGCCAGAACAGCGTGGTCTTGAACGTCGCCAGTTTGGATGTTGTGGAACTGAGGCTTCTTGAAGCCCAAGATCTTACCAACAGAAATACCGTGCTGGTTGCCATAGTCGAAGGTCTTCTCTTCCCATGAAGGAGTTCCCAAGTCTGCCAGAGCAAGAGCCTGAGCACCTACCAACAGAGCACGAGCGCCGTTCACATCACCAGCAGCACCCCACTTAGCACCGGCAGCAGCGCCAGTAGTGTTGTACACGTGACGGAATTCATGGATTACCAAACCATCCTGAGTCACGATACCGCCCGTGAACAGAGGGTTAGACTCACCACGGTTAGCACCAGAGCGGATGTTAGCCAGGTAATCTGGGTCCAGTTTCAACGCTTTCATCTGCATTGGGTGTAGGAACACGTGGTAGAACTCTTCGTTACCTTTAGTGAACGAAGCTGGGATGAAACGCTCTTTAGCTACAGCGCGAGCATTAACCAACATCTCGTAAGACACTTTGTCTTCCGCTGTTACAGCAGTGGTGTCACCAGCCACGAACGATTTAGCAGAAGTGTCCCACATCAAGTGGCGAGCAGAAGTAGGAGCAGCAACGTCTGCAGCAAAAGCCAAGTCGCTCAAGTTAGAGCCGGTAGCATTTACAGGACGAGCTGAACCGTTAGTGTTGTACTGATAGCCGATACCAGACAGAGTCAGGAACGCCATTTGGTCGATACGGTCTGCCAACCAGAATGCCAGTTTATCTTTAGACTGGTCACGGAAGTTGATTACAGACTTCTGCATCGCCATCTTACCTTTGGTGCGGTTAGCGTGACGGATCTGATCGATGGTGATAACTTCATCGTACGCTTGCAGCGCTTCTTCGTTACCTTCCAGATCATAGTCGCCCATGATACCGTCAGTCTGCAGGTCAGTTACCAAAGAGATTACAGCGCGTTCACCACGCTCATCTTTAGTCAGTTCAGTGATACGCTGGAAGATTGAGTTAGAACCAGAACCGGCATATTGCATTACACGTGAACGCTCACGTGCGGCTTTCCACAGCATGCGAGACCATACCGTCTTTTTCTCTGTGGTTAGTAGTGTAAAGTCAGTGCGCGCCATCCTAATTTCTCCTTATGAATTTCGCGTAAATGAGTCGTTGTAAGTTAGCTTGTTAGACTTGGCCATGTTTTCACCGGCCGAGAGAACTTGAAGGTTGTCCTCACAATGAAGCCCGCACACTACTTCAGATATAAGCGGAACAATATGATCTACGTGGTATTGCTCACTGTCGGAGGACATTGAGTATGCCAGTTCGTAGATCGCCAAGATAGCATCTGCATTAGCCAAAAGAGGTGTGGCTTTCCGTTTCTGCGCTCGGCGTTTAGCCTCGGTAGCATTACGTCTGTGCCTATTCTGACTAGCCCACATGCGAATGTTGTTGGCTTGCCGTGTTCTGTTAGCCTCACACCATCTATTACGGCGTTTAGCTGCAGCCTCTCTGTTAGCCTCTCTCCATTTTTTATCCGCTCGTCTATGTGACTCCCGAACTCTATCTGGATTTTCGGCTTTATATGCATTAACTCTCGCTAACGTGCAGGCCTTGCACTGTTGAGTTAATCCATCTTTGGTATCGCTACGTTTATAAAACTGATCTAGCGGTAGAGTTTCTTTGCATTTAGTACAAACTTTCATTCGTTCTCCGAATCAAAGTAAAGTGACTTTTACGCTCGTCTAGCGGAAAACAACAGGCTTTGAGGAGGCCAGGACTCCGAGAGAATTGACGTATTCTCCCCGGACGAAAATGAATCAAGCGATCGAAGCTCGCAGGCAGCTTTAACTAAAAGTTGGATGCACCGTGAGGAAGGACGAGTGCATCCAAAAGCAATGCGCTTAGCAGTAATATACCTAATAGGCATACTACTGTCAATAAAATTACTAACTCGCTAGTAATTTCTGGATCTGCTCCTCGCTCAACTTGTCGAACTCGGCCTCAGACATCGCCATTATGTCGATCTTAGGGGCTGAGTCGTTTGTTGGCGCCTTATCTGCGATGGATGGTGGCTGCTTGCTCAACGCATCCAGCTTGGCCTTATCCACGGGCGGCTTGGCTGCGGGCTTGGCTACAGGAGCTGGAGCCACCGCGGGTTGCGGCGCATACACACGAGTGGCTGCGCTCACCGCTTTACTGATAGCCACTACAGGGTTGTCGCCTTTGGCAAGAAAACCATCACGTAGTTCCATGGCGAAACCAAACGCTTCTTCGTTGAACTGATCGGACTTGCCGTCAAACATCGGGAATTCCCGGTTAATCTGGGCAACTTCGGACTGCACTGCCTGCATCATCTGCAAATTCTGCACTTCCTGCATCGACGCCTGCTTGGTAGAGTCCTGATACATCTTGGCTTCCGCCTGACGGATCTCCTGACGAATGGCTAGCGCCTTGTCCGTCTCACCATCAAGAATAGCGTCCATGTACTCGCGCTCTTTGGTCTCGAAATCGAAAGCAGGCGCTGGTGGTTCTTGAGGCTCAGCCTGTTTCGCCTTGCCTTCAAGCTCCATCAGTCGACGTTCAAGCTCTTCGTACTTGGTCTTGTACTCTTTACGCTCGTTGTTCACCTCGTCGAAACGCGATTTAGGGATAGACTGAGTGCGTGTCTGTTCCTGTTCCGGCTCAGGTTCTGGTTCCGGCTCAGGTTCTGGTTCCGGCTCAGGTTCTGGAGTAGGCTCTGGTTCTGGTTCCGGCTCCTCTTCCTCTTTGACCTTGGCCTGCATCATAGGCGTGTCGTCGACATACGCCCCTTCAACATCCTCTTCGTAGATGGAGGCCATCTCTGAATCAGAGATGTCCAGGTCATCTGCGTGTACGCTTTCTTCAATCAATTCGTTAAATGGTTCTTTGCTCATTGTCATCACCTATCTTAGTTACTACGACCGCCCGGCGCTGCTGCCGAACGAACTTGGTTGTAACGGCCCACTTGGCCTTGTGGACCTTTTGCATCGCCTCGTTGCGCGGCAAGTCTTGCCTGCATGTTGGCGATTTCTTTCTTGCTGTCCAGCGTAGTTTGAGCTTTCGCCAGATCCGCTTGGATCTTGAGCAACTCCAACTGGTACTGATCAGCATCGAACTCTGTGTCCTTCGCCTTAGCCATAGCCAACTCGGCCTGCGCTGCAAGGTTCTGGATCTTGGCTTGCAGCTCTTGCATCTGCAGTTGCGTCATCTGCATCTGGATCTGCTGCTGTTGCGCCATCATCTGTTGTTCTTCCGGAGTAGGATCAGCCTGACCCATCATGCGTTTGATGCGATCCGCGATCTCGGCCTTGTTCTCAAGCGTAGAGTAGCGAACCACCACGTCATCTGGCACCATTACCCCGGCGTTGCGCATGACGATAGCCTCGGCGAACTGGGTATCGTTGAAGTTGGCGCGTGAAGGTACACTCGATACAGTCACTCCATACTCACCCAAAGTCACGTTGTTGATGATCTGCCCGGTAACCGGGTCTTGCTTGTTGATCGCCACCGACTCTTGCTGCTCCTGGTTCACCGGATCGACGATGTGAATAACGCGCTCTTCGGTGTAGTACATCTGCACTAATGTCAGGATGTGCTTGGCCAGGATCGCACGCGAACGGTTCAGGTTATCAAATGGAACCTGCAATGGGATCATGCCACGTGATAGTTTGGTCTCCAGCGCTCGACCTGATACGTTAGGAGAGTCAGTGCCAAGCATTGCATCCGTGATGCCGGAGATCTGTTTGATATCCATCGCTGCTTTCTGACCGATACGATCAAGGCCTGTAGGGATCTGGTTAGGCTGGATCTTCTGCAGACCGTTAGTGCCAGGCGCCACCTCGATGACGATACCAGTCTCGGCACCACGTGTTGCCAAGTCCTCAGTTGTCATGTTGGTCAGTGAGCCTTGCTCCACGATATAACCTGAGTTGGCTGTCGTGTTGACGATGTGCAGTTCTTGTGATTTGATCTTGTTGTACTGCTCCTGCGGAGACAGCAAGTTGCGAATAAGTCCCATAGGACGTCCGCGGCGGAAGTATGGGAAGTACGGAACGATAGTGAAGAAACTGTATGGCGACCAGTCGTCGTGCAGAACGGTTGTGTCGGCGGTGACGGTGTGGCGGATGCGCTGCTGGAATCGATTGGTGATAAGCAAGCCAGCCTTTTCTTTCAGCATCATCACCTTCTCTTCCGACCAGTCTTTAGGTACAGGGCGGGTGTCGCCGTTGTTGGGGTCAACGAATAGGCGAACTCGATCCATGCGCTTATACTGGCGATCGATTACGCGAACGCGTGTGATAGTACGGCCCTCTTTGTCAGTCATCATCGACAGCTGCTCGTCTGTAGCCGGGTCGATGTCGCCGAATGAGTCCTCTTTCGAATACTCCACGCTATCTGCGCCGTAGGCTGTGGATAAGATAGCCGTCTCTTTAAGCTGCTTGGCGATCTTCTCTCCGTATAGTAGTGAGATCTCGCTGGTGCTCATCCACTTACTGACGATGACCTCTGACCAAGTGGATGGGTCGTACTCACGTGCGTCCGGGTCTAGCAAAACAGTGCGAGGGTCGACCGATGTGATGCGCACCTCACCATAAATGTTATCGGAGGTGTCCATGCGCACCTCGAAGTAGCCACGCTCCTCGATGATACCGTCAGCGAACACCTGCGACTCGACGTAGTCGTAGTTGTTGTTGTCCATGATCTGCTGCATGACCTTGGACAGTACGTCCGCAATCTGTTGCGGAGAGTCGTTACGTGGCACGAAGCGAATCTCAGCGCGCTTGTTGGCCTGCTCGCCCAGCACCGTGTTGACAGTAGGTAGGATCTGGTTGATTGTAAGTGCCGGTTTACCCTGCTCCTGAAGGATCTTCAGATCCTCTTCGTCCCACTGGTCGCCCAGATAGAAGCGGTTGCACTTGTCGGCCATATCGAGATAGTCGGTATGCCCGTTGTCTCTGGCGCGCTGGTAACGGCGGTAGTTGGATAACGCCAGGTCTTCGTCTTTCTTAGCCATTGTCCTATCTTCTCCTATAAAGTTAAGCGGTCATAGCGGACTTTCTTCTGGTAGAGGATCTGAGCTTATCCCTCCACCCTGTTTTCTTCGGCGCCTTCTTAGGCGTAAGCGCGACCATAGTCTCCAGCATCAAGTAGATCCATGACACCGAGTCCACGATGTCGTCATGCTTACCGGCCGGGAACGCCAGCATCTCGTTCTGCGCGGCCTGGAACCAAGTGGCTGAATGTGGCCATAGCACCATGCCCTGCTGCATACGGCCCTGCAGTGGTCTAGCTCGCATCATCTTGTCTCGACGACCCGGCTTAAGGCGCTGAATGTTGATGAACTGTTTGCGTTCTCTCATGCGCTTGGCCAATAGCGGCCCAAGCGCCATCTCGATCTGGCTTGTCTCGATACCGACCATGCGCGCGTCGTAGTCCCTGGCCATGTCCAATATCTGCTCTACCAACTCGAATGCGTCCCACCGTCCACGGCGTATGTCCAGTACATAGTGGTTATCGTTGTAGTCCACCCCGATGGTCGTTCCAACGGAGTAGTCGTTCTGTTCTTTTGTTCCGATCGCCAAGTCCCATGCCTGATAGATGGCCAGCTCCTCGAGCGGCGGTCTGTCAGACGGCTTGTACCCGTTGAACATCTCGCGTTTGAAGAAGTCACCGTCAGCCATTGTCGGGTTCTGCTGGTACAGCGCTTCCCAGTCCGACGGGTGCATGTTGCGTTTGATCTGCAACAGCTTGGCCAGGTCGTATCGTTCCGGGTGCAGCGCCTCGCCCTTCTTACGGTACAGCTCGTCCTCTTCGGCGATAGCCGGATAATGCACCACCTCGAACCGGTCGGCCTCCGGGTCGTCCTTCATGCGCTTGATAAGACGCCCGGCCAGGTCGTCCTCGTGCCAGCGCTGCATGATGAGCAGTATCCCACCGCCCGGCGCAAGACGTGTGTAGAACGCCGTGGTGTACCAGTCCCATACCGCCTCGCGGTTAGTCTCCGACCATGCCGCCTCTTTGTTTGCGAACGGGTCATCGATTATGCCGATGTGCGCACCCTTACCGACGATACCCCCGCCGACACCGGCTGCACTATAGGTGCCACCTTTGGACGTGCGCCAGGACTGCACTGACTTGGCGTCCGGGTCAAGACGGGTATCGAATACAGTCGTGTACTCGGGTATAGTCAATAGGTCTCGGGCTTTACGCGAGAAACCTTCCGCCAGTGATGCTGCATAGGAAGTGGAGATTATGTCCCACTCCGGATGATGCCCAAGTGCCCATGTAGGGAACTTGATAGAAGCGATCTCCGACTTACCGGCACGTGGCGGGATCTGCAGAATCAATCGAGGTGACTCTTTGTTCTCCACCTGCTTGATGAACTTCTCAAGACGAGCGCAGATGTCCATGTGTACCCAGCCGGGGATGTACCCTGGAGTGGTGCGCAGGATGAAAGGCAGAAGATGCTTTTTGGCCAACGCACGACGGGCCAACTCCTGTTTCATGGCTGGCGCGGGTTTAACTTTCACTTCATGGGTAGGATCTTCGGCTTTCTTTTCAAGCTCTTCGATGAACGACTCATAGACCTCCCCGGTCTGCTGGGCAAGCTGTGCGTTGATCAGCTTTTCGCGGGCTTGTCTTTCGCGCTCGCGTAGCTCTTTCGCTGATGGGATGTCATTCATCTTTTACGCTGTACTCAGATGGAGTCAGAGTGTGAATCTTCATGTCTGCCAATTCGAGCAGTTCTGCTGTAGACATGCCTTCGATCTCCTCGATTACATGCACGTTAGTGACACGATGATTCACTTTCTCAGGCTCATATAGTCCATGCAGCTTGCCCAATTCACGGATAGCTGCGATTTCTTCTGTTGCCGTAGCGCTCTTTCTGTGGGCTTCGAACAACATCTGTGTAAGGTGATCACGTGTTACCTTGACGGTCATCAGCGAAGAGTCGTTGATTTCCTTCATGGCTTCCTGCACGTGTTGTCTATCGAATACTGATGGTGATTTGAACCCTGCCGCTTTGGCGGCCGCTGCTTTGCTAAAGCCGTTGGCTAAATAGCGTAGTGCCTGCGTTTCTTGTTCAGTGAGCATCGTCATATGCCGAATTATACCTAATAGGCATAGTATGACGCAAGGCATTGAAAAATTTTCAAAAAATTTTTTGTCGTTTGAAATTTTTTAAAAATTTTTTGTCGTTTGAAATTTTTTAAAAATTTTTTGTCGTTTTGCTTTTGTCACATCTCCCCACCCGTTCTGCGAACGACCCATGTCCCCCTTTTTGCAATCCCCGATTCTGATTTCCCGTTTTGGAAAAACGGAAATCAGCGACTCCCTTTCATGGGCCTTCGGCCCATAACACTCGTCGGCGCCGAGGCGCTGAATGACGCCGTTGCTACGCAACGTCGTAAGTCTTTGTTTAGTGAACACTAACCGGAGGGATTCACCATGTTCATTACTACACAAGACAAAACTCAAATGTATACCAACCTAGTCAATGACGGTTGGACTCCAATCGACGAACTAACGCTAGAGCAAAACGGCGTTATGGGCAACGAAGAATTCAAGTCAATTGTTAAGTTTGAACCAGTAGACGGCGGCTTCGACGTCGACTTCGACATGGAGATGTCAGCATGAAGAACACGTACGTAGAACGAGTAGTAAAGACTGTCATCGCGACTCCAACGCGTGAGACGCCAATGCAACTGGAAGTAGTTCTCCCGGACGGAAGCAGCCAGTTCTTACACCGAACAGCAACTATGGCACAAGTCGCCAGTTTCATGGCGCATCACAACGTACGCAGACTGGAGGTAGTACGATGAAATTCCAAATTAAACCCGAAGAGGGCATTGCCTACGGACTAATCGGCTTAGGGCTACTGTTTGCCCTAATCCAACACCCGCTGGTAGCAATAGTGGCAGGTGTAGCTCTGCTATTCAAAGACAAAGTCAAAGATCACTTCACCAAGTAAACGAATGCCCGCTTCCTACGGAAGACGGGCGTTTCTACGTTTAGCGAGCAATCTCGCTCGTGAAAATACTGGAGATTTAACCATGAAAACTTACAACGAAACTGTTAACACCTTAGCACAACGTCAACTAATCAACGCATGCGCATTTGCAGTGCGCATGGCCAAGAAGAAAGGTAGCGGTGAAAGCGCAGAAGAAGTCAAGCTAGCTATCGCGGACGCCTACTCATGGGCGCCGTGGGTAAGTGAGACGGTCAACACATTGACGCCTGAAATCGGCTGGCCGACTCTTAGCGAAATCCTTAGCGGTAAAGCAGAGACGCCCGCTAAAGATATAGAAGCAAGTGACGAAGTCATCGACTTCCTATTCGCAGAGCAAACGTACAACGTGTGGAACACGGCGTACTGGTTCGCAAAAGCGTTTGACGGTCTTGGCTTCCAGACACCTGTCAAAGACTTCAACATGGTGCTGAACACGCTGTCTCTTCACATCGACGACGACATGCTGGAGCAAGAGTACAACGGCACCAACATCCGTGAATTTGAAGAAAAGACGCAGAAGAGCATCGAGCGTCAAGAGTTCTTGCAGTTGTTCATGAGTCGTCTTATGGACAGCAAATACGCGGGCGTACTCGCGCAGATTCATGAACAAATCGTCGAATCGCATCAAAAGCTGCTAGACGAGCAGCGGGCCGAAGAAGCTCGCAAGACGGCACGTGTAGCGAGCCAGCTGTTCGGAAAAGATTTTGAGTTCCAAGCGCCAGCCGCTAAGAAAGCAAAAGTACCCGAAATTAACATCCAATAGGAAGAGCAACATGGAAGACGTCATCGATTTCTATTACAACGGTGCCGTCCAATACGTAGAGTATTGGGCGGAAGACGGTCACCGCTCGGATCTAGCGGACTACCGCTACGATCCCCTCGAAGTCCTAATCGCGGAAGAAGAAGACCGCGAGTATCAATAACAACTCCCCGCCGCAAGGCGGGTTTTTTGTATTACAGAGACAGAACTCATGGCAACTTACAATTCAACCTGCAAACACACATACGTAGGCACACCGTGCAAACACAAACTTCTCAACTACCTGCGCTACTACCTACTGGGCGGTAAGCGCATCTAGCCTCGCGCCTTCGGCGCTCGGCGGGCGGTTGACGATAGATGGCCACAGAACGAGCGTAAAGCGCCCTACATTCAACGATCATCATCTAGAGGTACATGGACATGGAAATTCTAATTATCGGCGTAGCATCAGCGTTTAATTTCCTCATCGTTAAGTGGAAGTTAGAGCACGAGAGATACGCTGACGTTGCGTACGACGTCATTGTGTTGTTATCGCTAGGCTACCTTTTTGGCGGCACGCTCGGCGGCATGACGATCGCTATGGTTGCATCGACGTTAGTATCTCTTCACCTGATGAGATACCCTCCGAAAAAACCGATGTGGGACAGGAATCTTAAGAAAATTGTATGGGTTGAGTAGAAGTGCGTATATTGACAAATGGCTTAGTTGTTGATCTAAGTTTTTTGTCGCTTTGCACGCTCATGCGAGTAGTTTTAGCGCCGCTTCTGCGACGAGAAACACTCTCCTGCGACGAAAACAGCCCTAACTGCGACGAAAACACCCCTAACTGCGACGGAAAAAACACCGAAATCTCGGTTTCAAGGGCTTTATTTTAAAAACGTCACATCCGTCGCAGAAGCGACGTCTTATCGCAGCCAGAAAACACCTTTCCCCCAACACACATATAAATACTAAAAGCACCACCTAATTGGCATGCGCTCCTGCGACAAATGCGACGAAATCGACAAAACCCCCCGTGGTTACGGGCTTTTAGCCTAAAAAACGACCTCTCTCTTCTGCGACCTGTCTGCGACGCTTGCGACGAAATCGACAAAACCCCCCGTGGTTACGCGATTCCCCGTCGCAGGAAAAAAGTCGCGTTTCTGCGACGAGAAACACTACCCAAACAAACTTAATCCACTCATAAAAATCTTTAGGGCAATAAAATGAAAAAATTTATCACCGTGGAGATACAGTAGAATGAACATCCTCATTAGCCCTCCAACCAAAGACATTATGTTTAAACTGCTCCCTGCTGAAGAACAAACACGGATGCTTAGAGAACTTGATGGTTTTTTACCCATCATGTCAGTTTTCAATCGTACGCAGTGCAACCTATCGAACCGGTGGAGCGCATTGGAATCAAGCCGCCGCGCTTTGGCGGAAAAACTAGATAATTACGCGATAATGGAATTGGGTATTGGTGCGTTCCACGACCCCATCACCGCCGCCGCAGACGCGGCCGCACACCACCGCCGTAGTCGTATACGCACAATCGACCGACTGGGTAAAGAATCCTATCAAGACTTATGCAAACTGCTGGCGCAATATGACGCCGGCGAAGCCGCAGTCGACGACGTACAAAACCGCATCTATCACGAGTGGTTATCATCCTACCATTCATATTGCCCCGACTTCCCGTCGGATACAACTGAAAGACTGGCGCACATGGGCGCCATCGTATACGTCGATTATTCGATCGACACGGACGGGTATTGCCCTAACAAATACTATCTATCCGGCTATGAGCCAGATGAAGTCGACCCGACCACTGGTGCCGTGGAGAAACTACCCGGCGATGATGGATATCTGCGTGATTACCACGATTACACGTGCCGGGCACTGCCCGGAACCGACCACTCTACGGCCACCTACGGCGTAGAATTGGAGTTATACCATGACGACCGACGCAACGAGATTGGCGCCGCCATCCGCCACCTAGACGGCGTGCGCGCCTGTAAAGACGGTTCATTGGACGATTACCGCGGGGCCGAAGTCGTCACCGACTACGGCAACTTAGACCCACTGCGCGCACACTTAGCAAAAGTCGTAAGCGCGCTGAAAGACAATAACGTCTACGCCCCACGCGATACCGACTACGGCCTGCACGTCCACCGAAGCCATGAAGACCTCGGTATCCGCGGATTAGTCCGACTATTCAATCTCATGAACGATTTAATAGACAGCTCATTCCTGTCTAAAATCGCTGGCCGATGCACCACCTCCTATGCCGCACGTATGGACGAAAGCGACATCCGCCACGTACTGCGCTACGGTAAGCCGTCCGAACGCTATAAGGTCATCAACGTAACAGACTGTACGGTGGAGTTCCGTATGTTCCACACCACGATGAACGACGAGCGCCTAGCGTACCGCCTAGAGTTCGTGAAAGCGTCCTGTGAATTCGTCAAGGTGCGCGGTGTAGGGCTTAAGCCACGCACGAACGACTTCATCGACTGGGCATTCAAACGCAAAGAGGACTACCCGGCCTTGATGACATTCATCAACACTAACTGGCACACTGCGAAAGAGTTCTACGCCAAGCGTCGTGCCGCTTAATTAGTCCTACTAACAACCACAACCATAAAAGGAACCTCAACCATGTGTATTCTCATCGAACAAATGCAAAACCAACACTTCACATTCCCGCAGATTAAAGACTTCTACGAAAACAACCCGGACGGATTCGGTGCAATCGACCCGACCACTGGTACCGTGGAGAAACTACCCGGCGGTGATGTCAAACGCATCTGGCGCCTATATAAAGAGCAGTATGCCGGTAAACACTGCATCCTACACTTCCGATTGGCCACGTCCGGGGCGCATGACTTGGCGAACGTCCACCCGTTCAACGTAGGAAAGACCGACTGGGTTCTGTTCCACAACGGCGTGCTTTCAAACGACCTATGGGGTCAGCACACTAAAGGCAAGAAAGACAGCCGAAACGACACCCGCATTTATATCGACCACTACATCAAGCCGCTAATCACGGCGGGCGTTCACCCGAAAAGTGACCTGTTCAAAGACCTAGTGGGTCGTGACATCGGCCATAACAACAAATTCATCCTAGTCAACCGCAAGACCGCCGAGATTGTCTGCGTCAACCGCTCGTCCGGCATCTACGTGGCCGAGTTCAACGGGTCGTGGATGTCGAACACCTACGCTTGGGATGCCGCGCTGTATGGCTATGGGTACAAGGCCCGCACACTGTATAGCTGGGGCAACACCGGCGACATCTGCACCCCTAAAGCCTCGACCGGGTTTAAATATGACGACTACGAGGAGTTATACGAGGACGCCTATGTACCGAACCGTTCAGACTATATCGGCGACGTATCCGAGTATAAAGACTACGGCGACACCCAGCACGCCGACATCTTGGAGCGCGTGAAAATCATCGAGGACGGTAACATCGGCGACTATCTAATCCTGATTGATGGTGACGTGTTCGACGAGTACAAATTCAAAGACGACGCCGAGTATTTCTACGACTTGCTAACGCATAGCCGCACCGCGTTTGAAGAAGCGTGCGAATTGATGTGACCCGCTATAAACCGGAGAGGACGAGCATGAGAACCTACACATTGCGCGACGGCCGGCGCATCAACGGCCTAGTAGACCACCTAAAAGACGTCCTCGGAGTTGATATAGGGGAACCTCATGACTATCGCATCATCCTACCATACAACGCCGAGGTGCTGGAGTGGTTGAACGTGGACGCGGGCACGATTAGATGGGTGAGCGGTGATGCCCCTGCCGACTATAACTGCGGCGTCGACGAGGGCGAACCATTGGTATTGTTCTACGACACCGCAACCCATATGACACGCATGGTTAAGAACTCCACCACGGCGTACCCAGACCCCGGCACTATCCGAAGTGACATGGGACTAAAGGATGTCGTACCAAGGTGGCCGGATGCGTTCCTATCAGATGACCAAACACCCGTGCCAGCAGACGGTGAATGGCGGACACCGCACGGTGACTTGCCCGCGTACCGCGAGATGCTGGCGGCTATGGGTGCGACGTGGGCCAATGGTGAGAGCCTGACGGATACCCAGTTGCAGTATGGCCACCTGCGTATCACTCGAAAAGATGGCAAGCTGACTGTCAATTACTTCTACAACGACATCCAAGCACTGAAAAGTGACTTGCCGTTGTTCGACGAGATTAAACTGCGCCGCCTACCGGGTAATATCGAGGAGTTGAAAGCGGCCCTACGTGATGGGCGTACGTTCTACTTCAAGACGGAAGACAGTAGTTTCCCGTATATGCACCTGACTTATAACCCGAGCACGGAAAACTACCTGTATGCGGACACGTCCACGGATTATTTGAAGCCGTACACACACATGGCGATTATCAGTGGGCTGTTCGGTTGGATTACGCAACATAACTACACGACCAACTGTCGTGGTGTGGACGTACTACTGAACCTGACTGAAACCACACCACATACGATAACAGTTGAATCATCCGCGTGGTATAAAAACCGCGATAACTTCCCGCTACTATGCCAAACGCTCCACGACCTGTCGGGCTGCCTAACCGTACAAATCGTACGTGGATATGACGCGGAACAGGACTGCTTCCACTGCATATTACCGGACGGCACGGTGTTCTATGTCAACGACGCCGCGCCAGTTGACCCCTCGTCCTACCGCTTACGCACTGCGTAACCGGCCGACACCGTTCAGGTGTCAACTCTATCGGTCTGGCCTTAAGCTATACCGATAGCACCCCATTTTTACCTCGTGGTTGAGTGTAGAAAAGGTTGGCCCGCACCTTCGGTTGAAAAGCGGGCACCACATTCCCCTACTGACCGGCGCACGTACGCCGGTTATTTTTTGCCTAGAGATTAGGAGTGCTAACCATGAAATATAAACTACCACATGAACATCGTCGCGATGAATTGAAGCATCAGCTGACAGTGGCGGCCGTAGATTTGTGTTACGTTGGTTCTCGGATAACGTAACACAAAACTACGCAAAGACTCTACCACTGGTGTACGTGGTATTGGTTGGCATAAAGCAACCCAGAAGTGGATTGCTACCATTCGTGCCAACAACAAGACCTTCTACTTAGGGGTATTTAGTACGTTGCTTGACGCCGTAGCCGCGAGGCTCCGAGCGGAGCGACTCTATGATTTCATGCCGACTAGGGTGCAGTAAGCACCGCAGACCTAGCCGGCTTCGTACTATAAGGAGTGCATATCATGAGTGCATTAAGACGACACGTCAGAAAGATTATCGACAATAACATCGACAGCTACGACAACCCGCAGGACTTCTTCAACGACCTACAACAGCACGGCTGTGTGTCGGGGATGATTAGCGAGTTGGTGTATCACGCCGACACGGTGCTGTTCTTCAAGAAGCACAACAAAGAGATTAACGAACTGCTGGTGGAGGCACTGGAGAGTACCGGTAGCCTGTGTCCAGTTGGTTTGTTCGGTGACAAGTGGGACGCGGAAGACCCGCTCGCACTAGGGGTCACTAACCGCAACCTGTTAGCGTGGTTCGCGTTCGAGGAAGTAGCTTACCACATCGGCGAGGAGTGGAATAACTAACCAAACCAACCTTGCCTGCCGGGGTATTTATAAACGCAATCGCAAAGTCGCTAGGTGGCAGGCCGTGACCATCCAACTTACAACAGGAGCACCGAGTGTACTAAAAACCACGGCAATGCGTTTTTAGTTTGAATCTTTTGGCGGGTCGTTCCCGCCCTTTTTATGGAGTGAATATGAGTAAACCGATATACCACCCCGGAGATTACATGATCCGCTATTACGATAGCGAGGATAGACATATCCAATCAGAACACGTCGACGGATGCAGACAAGAGGCCATCGAGAGAGCACATGAACGCATGGCCAAGGACATCCAAGGTTACATTAAAAGCGTCAAGGTCTTGTATGTAGTATACGACAGCAGATACAACGCACATACCCCACGCGAACGCAAACCATACCGCACTGATACAGGCGGGTTTAGTTGCAGTACAGGAGAACAAAGATGAAAACAATCACTCTAACTGACGAGCAGTGGGAAATCCTACAGTCAGGAGAACCAATCACTATCGAACCGCCAAAGCCGAAGCACTGGAAACCGCAGGCCGGCGAATGGTACGTAAGCGCTACAGGTGTAGCCTGCCCCACTAACGAGCTACTTGACCCGACCAAGGAATCCGCAAGACAGCACGGCCTAATTTACACCCGTCAAGAGCACGCACAAATGGCCGCCAAAGCAATGCGCACATTCAACCGCCTACTGGTGTACAAGACGGAGCATGACCCGTATTACACATTCAAATTTGATAGAGTGAACTGGTTTATACACCAAACCTCTAGCGGTTCATGGATAGCGGCAAACCACACCGCCATGCAGAACCCAACTACGGTGTATATGTCGAAAAACGTGGCTACGCGACTAGCGGAGCGATTGAACAGCGGCGAGGTGCAACTATGAACATTAAACCTTTGCCGAAATACAACTAGTAGTTATAATCGTGGATAAACTTTCTCGAACAAAGACATGAGGATATCATGCAATTAACATTCATCTCGGCAGAAAAGCCGCTAACCAAAAGTTATATAAACGGCGTGCAAACCGCGTCGTTTCAGAACCAGAAGAACATAACCAGTCGCACGGAGACAGTGACTAACCTCAAAGAATTCTATGATGCGATCAAGACACACTCAGCGCAAGGCCATGCCTTGATGAAAGGTCACTTTGATCGCAAGCTAGAGAATGAGTCTCGAGCGAACCGCACTGCTCATTCTCTACAGACATTCTGGCTAATGTTGGATATCGATGGTCTAGATGGCATCACTGCCGTAGATGATCTGTTCGAAGATATCCCTGAACTGGCAAACACTTCCTACGTATTGCAGTACTCGGCATCATACAAAATCAAGCACGACAAGTTTAACGCACACGTGTTCTTCATGCTCGAAGAGCCTATCCAACCACGTAAGTTGAAAGTGTATCTGAAATCCTTGAACTTACGTCCCGGCATCAAGGTCAAATTACAACTGAACGAAGCACGCAGTGCGCTTAAATACTTAATCGACCCAACAGTAGCGGACGAAAGCCGTATCATTTACATCGCTCCGCCGCTATCCAACAAGAAACTGCCACTACAACCTGATGACTACGTGCAGTTGATCGAAAAAGACAACGAAAAACTGGTATTGCCGCCGTTCAATCCAGGCACTATCGACGAACAGCTTAACTCAATTCGCGACGAGCTACGTAAAGCCGAGGGCCTGAAGCCCAAAAAAGGCATCAAACTTAACTCAGATATCAACGGTCAGACCTATGAGTTGGACACTAACCCAGACTCGGTGAAAATCTACGTAGAGAAAGTCAACGTACACTCCGGATGGGTAACCTGTAACGTAAACGACGGCGATTCAGCTGCTTATTACTTCCCTATCGGACGTATTACGCAGCAAACGATCATGCGTAACTTCAAGCATGAGCCATATTTCTACATCGCCAAGGCAGATCCAGAGTTTCAAAAGGAATGGAACAACACGCATCTCCCCAAACTATTAACGGAGAACCCAGAACTGGGAAAGCAGACGCCGGAAGATTTAAATCACGATTTGATCGGATTGCCAGAAGATGAAAACCACTTCGTAGCATTCGATATTCAAGAATCTTCCTATAAAGTGGTGCGATTTAATCCAGAAAATCGTGAGCTGGAGATTACTCGACACGAGTTGGAGAAGCTACAGAACTACTGCGCCACAGCTGGCATCGAGTTTCCGGAGGTGAAACCCATTTATCGCTTCCTGACAGACATCAGCTGCAACAACAACACGCCTATCTGTCACGAAAAGCGCGAAGTGAACAGCTGGATTCTGCCGAAACTGCTCGATCCAAGCGAGTTGCCGATGCCCGAGGACATCCCACCACGCTCATTGCCGGTGGAAGACGTGATTGAGCGCATTAAGACAGAATGCCCATTAATTTGGTCGCAGCTCTACTCGGCGTTTGCTTACGACGAGGCCGAAACCTTACCCTTATTTCTAAACTGGTACGCACTTGCTATATTCCATAGGGTAAAACTACGCACTGCATGGATCCTTCAAGGTACACAAGGGACAGGCAAGTCGTTCATCACTCAAAATTTAACACGAGGACTTCTGAATGACGATGCTAACCTTGCACCGAATAAATCATTGGACGTACTTACTGATCTATCTAACGCTTGGATGGAGCATGCTGTTTTTGTAGAATGGGAAGAATCGTCCACCAACAAAACAATTCGCGACATCAAGATCGTGGATGACATCAAACGTATCGTTACGGGCAAGTCTATCACTTTGAGAAAGATGCGAACGGACGGTGTGCAGCACGAAAACCACCTTAATTGTGTGTTTACGACTAACCACAACGCTCCGTTTCACCTGGACGAGTCAGATCGTCGCTTCTTTGTGGCCCCAAGACAGGCTAAAAAGTGGCAACACCAATTCGACGAGGCAACATTCGCCCACTACGACGAGCACTTTGAGACCATCCTCGAGCAAGAGCTACCTAACTTCGCCGTTAGTATGCATCTCTTGGCGACAGATATCACCAAAGCCAATAACGTGATTATGAACAATGCTAAAAAACACCTGATTGATGGCGTAAAAACCACTGGTCAAGGACTACTTGAGGCATTGATGACTGGCGATATCGACTGGATTATGGAAGGTTTAGATGAGGATTCAACCGATCCTACCATTCAAATCATCCTGTCCACCGCCAAGAACATAATCAAGATCGCATCGGAGCACATCAAGGACACCGAAAAGCCGTACATCCTTAAATGGTCAGAGATCGCTACCTTACATGCGGCCCTTAACGGCGACCGCAACAAGATGTCGACCAAGAAAGTCAAAGCGTTCGCTCTAAACCAAGGACTGGAAGAACAGCAGCGCAAGCGTAACGACACGGCCGTTAGAGGTATCTGCCTTGAGGTCACCGAGAAATCACTTAGATATGCGCGAGGTAACTGATGTTTCAAGATCTGAAGTCCTTTTACCCTGAACTTAAATATCTCGAAGACGACCGTCATAGACTAAAAGCACTGCCTCCCCTACTGCGCATGCAGCTGGAGAGTCAGTCACTGGTAGGCATCGTTAACAATTTCAAAGAAGAGATAGAACTAGCCAGCCCCACTATGGTCGAGCTGATGACCAAGTCTCTTTTCCGCGAGCACGGGTCGTTTAAAGATATGACCTGGGTAATGATGCATGCGTTCGATAACCGTTTGTTACTGCCGATAATGCGTACTAACGTGGTTCACACGTTACGTAAAAAGGTAGAACTCTTTCCCGATTTTGCTTTTGGGTATGACGATACGCAGAACCCTTGGGTTAAGCCTAGAACCTATCCAAGACATGCCGGAGAGATACCAGTGCATCGCTTTCCTTATAACACCAAAGAGTTTAACGCATCTTACACCGAGGCGTTCTGGGGATTAACCCCGAAAGACTACTCGCTTTTAGAGACGCTTAGCTCTAAGGTTAAAGGAAAAAGTTCCAAACCTGTGTGGCCTCTGTTCCACCCAAATGAGTTCAACATCTTCAACAAGCTGTACGAAGAGTATCTGCACAAGCATAAGCTGCTCCCCGAAAGCATAGGCTTGCATGACCTTGCAGTACTGATGGGCGGCGTGAGTACAGTGATGAGCGCACTGGAAAACTCGTACAGACGAATCTATTACTCTGACGTGGAGTACGACAGAGGACAAGTCAAGAATGACCAATCAATAATCGAGCACAAACGAAGAGAACCGAAATACGATGATAACGACATCTGAACAACGCAACAAAGTGAATGTAAAACTATGGTATGAAACTGCGGGCAACAAATACTCGAAAGAGGCATTAAAGTTTCACGTAAACAAGCTATTGCATAGTGAAGTTGAAGAGCTTAATGATGCCGCTGATCAACGAAGTATCTTCGACGCCATTGGCGATGTGTGGTTTGTGCGAACCGAGATTGATCTGATCCTTGAGCATGTAGGCAATAACGCACTACTCGATCCGTCAATAAAACGCGGCGCATTACACGCAGCAGACGCAATAATCTACGACATGCAGATGCATGACCAGAAACTACTTCAGCGCATTTGTGCAGAGGTAATCAAATCCAACTTCTCCAAATTCTGCAAAACAGAAGAAGAAGCGGCAGACACTCTTAATTGGTACAGGGACACGAAACGAGTGTATGCACGATACGAAAAAGTAGGCGACCTGTTTGTCATACGATCGTTGTTAGACCAAAAGGACTCGAACGGAAACGATTATCCGAAGGACAAAATCCTTAAGTCCATCAATTTCAAAGGACCTGATTTCAGCGCTTTATTGGAGGCAGCATGACAGAGTTAATTCAAACCACATTTGCGATTATTATTGGCGTTGTCGGTGCTATATTCGGCCTGTTCATTATGCTATGGCCGTTATGGGTATCACTGGCAGCGTTAAGACTGCTAGGGTGGATCTGATGAGTGAACGCATTCATACATTTGATCAATGGCAAGAAGAATTTAAGCCTATAACTAGTAGGCATAGCCCGTGGGTTTTTGATAGAATGCCAAGTCATATTCCTGTTCAAAACGCCGTCGTCTGGTCGATTATCGAAGTCGAAGGCGATAAGTTTTTGATTAATAAGAAAATAGACGATGCGCTGGGATATATGATCACGGCGTTCGGTCCGGATAATCCAACTTTGGCACAATACAAATATAACTAACGGGCATAAAATGTTACCTAAAGAGAAACCGGAACACGTCCACTGCTCGGACAAAGAGTGGAACCAACTCCAAGAAACACATCGCATCTTTCAGAAAATGCCGACTCAATCGCTCTCACGTCTTCTGATGAGACAAATCTACGACATCATGCCTTCAGCATTGGTGAAGATAAAAAATAACCAGGTAGAGATTACAAACGTATGAGCTACTCCGTCTTTAATCCTAACAAAAACAACCAGTTAAACGAGTACATGTTTTTCGGCCAAGAAGTCAACGTGTCTCGTTACGATCAACAGAAGTACCCGTTCTTCGACAAGCTGACACAAAAACAGCTGTCGTTCTTCTGGCGTCCGGAAGAGGTAGACCTATCAAAAGACGCTATCGATTTCAATGAGAGGCTAGATGATGCGGAGAAACATATTTTCACGAGTAATCTCAAGTATCAAACATTACTTGACTCGGTCCAGGGACGATCTCCGAACATCGCCCTACTCCCGATCATCTCGTTGCCGGAACTTGAGACGTGGACGGAAACCTGGGCGTTCTCGGAAACCATCCATTCCAGGTCCTATACGCACATAATTCGTAACCTGTATGCCAACCCCGGCGTAGTGTTCGATGACATCGTTGATAACCAGCACATCAAAGATCGTGCAATGAGTGTAACTGAGCACTACGACCGTCTGATCGAACTATCGGCAAGACGTACAGCTGGATTACCGGTGAATCAGGAAGAGATCGAAGATGCTCTATTCTTGACGATGGTATCGGTTAACGTCCTAGAGGCAATCCGATTCTATGTGTCTTTCGCGTGTAGCTTTTCGTTCGCAGAACGTAAGCTGATGGTGGGCAATGCCACAATCATCAAGCTGATTGCACGCGATGAAGCACTGCATCTATCAGCGACTCAAAACATCTTACAGATGTGGATCAACGGCAAGGACGACCCACGCATGCAAGAAGCCGCTGTTCGTAACTTCAGCAAAGTGTTCGATATCTTCAAAGAAGCGGCAGAGCAAGAAATGCAATGGGCCAAGTATCTATTTAGCAAAGGCTCAATGCTAGGCCTATCTGAAGCGATCTTATGCGAATACGTGAAGTACATTACTGACGTGCGTATCAAGGCTCTTGGGTTGTCACCAATCTACGATGTGACAACCAATCCGTTGCCTTGGATGAACAACTATTTGAACAGCAGTGATTTCCAACCAGCGCCACAGGAAAATGAAATTAGTTCATACCTGGTTGGTGCGGTTGATTCGTCAATCACCACAGCTGACTTGGCAGGCTTTACGCTTTAACAACCACCCTCGCCTGCCGGGGTATACATCAACGCAATAGCAAAGTCGCTAGGTGGCAGGCCGTAACCATCCGACTAAAAACAGGAGCACCCGAGGTACTAAAAAGCACGGCAATGCATTTTTAGTGAAATTTGTTTTGGCGGGGTGGTTCCCGCCATTTTTGTGACAGCAGATACAACGCACAAACCCCACGAAACAGAGGTACAAAATGAATTTTTCAGTTATTCCGTTCGGCAGTTTACCGGCCCCTATTCGAGACCTGATCAATGCAGGATCAACCACCGCGAACCAGTTGCGAGGATATCTTGCAGAAAGCAAATACTCACCTGCCGTTAAGAAGAGCGCATCGTATCACTTCAACAAAAAACGAGGACTAAAATGAGTCAGATCTCCGCGAAGATTATCGCCGACAGCGTACACGAAACACGCATCACGACAATGGAACTGGAATACCCACGATTTATCCACGGTGAGTTTATGACGCATCGTGTGTTCAGTCGCAACGCAGCATCAAGCCGTGCGATCCCGATGAAGAATGTAATCAAACAAGTGCTGTTCAACCCAGCAATGCCTATCCATTGGGGTAAGAACCAACGCGGCATGCAAGCTAAAACCGAATTAGGTTTTGTACGCCGAACACTTGCCAAATTGCTATGGCGCGTCACTGGTATCTTCGCTGCGTTTTTTGCATTCATCTTATACCTATTAGGCTTACACAAGCAGGTAGGAAACCGTATTCTTGAACCATGGCAGATGATGAAAGTAGTAGTAACTTCAACAACTTATGACAACTTCTTCTTGCTACGTGATCACCCGGCCGCTCAGCCGGAGATCAGAGCACTCGCAGTTGAAATGCGTCGTGCGTTAGACGAATCTCAACCAACACAGTTGAAGCGTGGCCAATGGCATTTGCCATATGTAAGCGCTGCAGATCTCAAACGATACGGCCTAGAAGACTGCAAAAAGATATCCGCGTCCTGTTGCGCACAAACAAGCTATCGCAAGCTAGATGCAACGATGGAAAAAGCACTTTACGTTTACGAAAGATTAGTGAGCGACGATGTATTACACGCATCACCGTTCGAACACCAAGCACGCGCTATCTCTGGGAATGTCAAATCAGGCAATTTCAAAGGCTGGCGTCAAAACCGTCAAGACATCGAGGAACAATTTTATGTCAGAAAAACAAACGATCGCCCAAGTGTTAGCTGAGGGCAAAGTAATCAACTCCGAGACGTTTATCGTCGCGGCTTCCTATAACGACGATAGTTTTGCCGTTAGCTTTCAGGGCAATGGCAAAGATCTGCTATCTATGCTGACCGCGATTCTCGAAGAGATCGGGGATGAGATTTCTGTCCCGGCGTTCTTGATAGCAAACAAAAATAAGGTGGAAGTAAATGTTTGATCAACTGAAGACATTATTCAGTAAACCAATCAAGCAAGTAGTCACGTTGGACTTCGAGACCTACTATGGTCCGAAGTACACGCTGACTTCACTTACCTATTTGGAGTACATCAAACACCCCGAGTTTTACATTCAAGGGTTCAGTTACTCCATTAACTTTGGCAAACCAACTTGGGTTCCACCGAGCAAAGTGGAAGAGACACTACGCTCACTGGATCTCGAAAACTCAGCACTGCTCTGTCAGAACACACACTTCGATGCATCTATCATGAAATGGGTATTTGGCATCGAACCTATGGTGTTCTTGGACACAATGCTGATGGGCCGACAAGTAATATATGGATCAACAAGTCTTGATGCTTTGACTAAAGCATTGTTTCCAAACGATAAATCCAAGTGGAAAGGAAAAGAGCTTGTACAGTTCAAAGGCATCAAAATCCTGGACGAACAGCAAGAATCGGTTATGGCCGGATATTGCAACCAGGATGTGTATTGCACAAACAATGTATTCCTAGAACTTATCAAGTATTTACCTGACCAAGAATTGCGATTGATCGATATGACTCTTCGTATGGCCTATGCGTTTAATCTACAGGCCAACATAGAGGTGCTGACATCGGTAATCGATTCACAGCGCGATGAAAAGCAAGAGTACATCGATACCTTTGGTGAGACCACACTTCGATCGAACCAGAAATTTGCTGAATTGCTTCGCACATATGGCATTGAACCTCCGATGAAAGAATCACCGACCACAGGCAAAATAACCTATGCATTCAGTAAGAATGACTTGGAATTCAAAGCACTGCTCGATGATCCAATAACAGAAGCGCTGATCAAAGCGCGTATGACCGTTAAATCTAACATCCTTGAAACACGCGCTCAGCGTTTCATCGATTGTCAGGTTAAATTGGGTTATCTACCGATTTTCCTAAACTACGCCGGCGCTCGAAACACCGCACGCTGGTCAGGTGGCCAGAAGATGAACCCGCAGAACCTATCTCGCGGATCGAATCTTCGTCGTGCTATTGAAGCGCCTCCAGGGTACGTGTTAGTCGTATGTGACTTGTCACAGATCGAAAACCGAGTCCTGGCGTGGATATGTGGATTCCTGGAAGCATTACTTAAGTTTGCTGATCCGAACTACGATCCATACATCGACTTTGCAACCAAGTTGTATGACGTACCCGCTGCCCAAGTACAAAAGCACCAACGCCAAGTGGCGAAAGCAGGCGTACTGGGGCTGGGTTACGGCATGGGGTGGAGAAAATTCATTCTGTTCGCCAAGCTGTTAACCGGCATTGACGTATCGGAAGAAGAAGCAAAACGTGTTGTAGCGATGTACCGAACCACGAACTCTCCGATCAGTAGGTTCTGGGATCTATGTCAAGAAGCACTAATCGGTATGGCCAATGATCCAAACATGCATTACTCGGTTCGAGGAATCACGTTCGGGTATAAGCACGTAATGAAACCAAACGGCACATTCTTGAACTACCACAACTTGAAGTACTACGTGGATGACAAAGACGAATCCAAAAACGGCTTCATGTATGGTGGCGAGAAAGGCAATTGGAAATATATCTACGGCGGGCTGTTAACCGAGAACTTGGTTCAATCGTTGGCTAGGGACATTATCGCTGATCAAGCGGTACGCATCAACGACAAGTACGGCTATGAACCGGCACACATGGTACACGACGAGTTGATCTATGTATTGCCGGTCGACGAAGCCGAACAGGCGTACGTCAAGATTCAAGCCGAGATGTGTATTCCACCTGATTGGTGTTCAGATATTCCACTGAATGCCGAAGGCGGTGTCGCAGCCAATTACGGTGAAGCGAAGTAAACAAGCACCTTACCCTGGGCATGGATTCAAACTGCCCAATATACCTACTAGTTATTGTAATACTGTAAAATCAAAGGACTATATCATGTTTAAGACAACACCAAAATCTGCAATCCAGTTCGTCAAAGACGCATATGCAATCAAGAAACCAATCATGCTTTGGGGTTCACCGGGCGTTGGTAAATCTGATTCAGTACGTGCCGCCGCCAAAGAGATGGGTATCGAAGTGATCGATATTCGTGCATCTCAAATGGACCCAGTAGACCTGCGTGGTCTGCCAGTAGTAGATCCAAACGGTACTACTTCATGGGCCACACCTTCATTCTTCCCATCTGACGCAACAAGCCAAGGCATTTTGTTCCTGGACGAAATGAACTCAGCTCCACCATCTGTCCAAGCCGCACTATACCAACTGACATTGGATCGCAAACTCGGCGAATACACACTACCTGACGGTTGGATCTGTATCGCTGCCGGTAACAAAGACACAGACCGCGGTGTAACGCATCGTATGCCATCGCCTCTGGCTAACCGTTTTGCAGCACACATTGAAGTCGAAGCAAACCTTGATGAATGGATTTCATGGGCTGCACAAAACAACGTACCACCGCAAATCATCGCTTACTTGAAGTTCAAGCCGCAAAACCTGTATTCATTCGATCCACGTTCTGACGAGAAAGCGTTCGCTACACCACGCTCATGGTCATATGCAGCGGAATGGATCAACGCACGTGGAAGCATCACCGATGCATTCAGCATGCTGCAAGCTTGTATCGGCGAAGCGCTGGCAATTGATTTGAAAGCATTCGATACAGTCTGGTCAAAACTACCAAATATCGATGACATCCTGGCCGGTAAGTCAGTGACATTCGATAGTTCAGATCCTGCGCTTTGCTATGCAGTAGCAACAGCAGTAGGCCATCGAGTAGACAAGAAAACAGTGGCGAATGCCATCACGTTCCTGGACACGATGTCACCAGAGTATGGCGTTATGGGTATCAAGTACATGATCGACCGTGACCCGACGCTTGTAGCTGAAACTGCTGTTCTCAAGTGGTCAGAAAAACACAAAAACCTATTCCGTTAAGAGGACATAAAAATGAGCAAGAAAGCACTAACACTTTTGCAAAAAGCACGTACTCAGCTGCTGCTGAATCACCCTTTCTTTGCTCAGATTGTTTTGGAGACACGCTATAACTTCACGGATAGCGTGCCTACCATGGCAACTGACGGACACATTATTGCGATAAATCCCAAATTTACTGAATCGCTTTCAGTTAAAGAGATCATGGGCGTGCTGGCGCACGAGTGCATGCACATTCTAGGGATGCATCACTTGCGTATGTACGAGCGTGATCCAAAGAAATGGAACCACGCAACCGATTACGCAATCAATCTTCTACTGACAGACGATGGCTTTGAGTTGCCGCAAGGCGGACTGCTTGATACCAAATGGAAAAACATGTCATCGGAAGAGATCTACAACAAACTACCGAAACCGAACGAGAACGATGATCCTTCATTCGGTGAGGTTAGACCAAACGGATCTCTGAGCGGTAACGAGCCACAACCTGGCGAGTCGCAAGCAGAAGCGGAAGCACGAGAAGAACAACGTGTGAAAGAAATGGCGGCTAAAGCAGCCACCGCAGCGAAAATGCAAGGCAAATTGCCGGGCCATATCGAGCGCATGGTGAATGACTTGATTGCCACCAAGACACCGTGGCACGAGCTACTTCGCAAGTACATGACACGTCCGGCAAAGAACGATTATTCATGGTCTACACCGAATCGTCGTTATGCGTCACGCGGTATGTACTTACCGGCCATGTCGTCGAATGACTCTATGGGTGAGGTTGTCTTAGCCATTGACACTTCCGGCTCTATTTCGAACCGCGAATTGTCAACTTTCCAAGCGCAGATTAAAGCGATCGTAGAAGATGCGAGACCAAGCGCGATTACGATTATGTATTTCGACACGAATATCAGTAGCGTAACCGAAATCACCGAACCCTCATCTACCGACATTAAGCTTGTGCCAACAGGCGGTGGCGGTACAGATTTCAGACCAATTTTCGACTGGCTAACTAAACACGACAAACATCCAGAGGTTGTAGTTGTGTTGACTGATATGTATGCACAAACCCCAGAGTTTGAAGAATTCGACACTATCTGGGCGGCATTACCGGGCAGCGCAGAACACACACCTTTCGGAACCCGCATTGACATTGAATGGGAGGATGCGGCATGACAGATAAGATTGAACTAAAAGGCGAAGTAATATTCACACCAGGAAGTTACACAATGACTGTACAAGGGCCGGTGAGCGGTGTGTATGTGACAGATACACAAGAGTTATTAGTCACTAACTGGGTTACCAACGGCCTTCATTATGGCCATTTTCGCCCTTCAGCCAAGAATGAAATAAAACATTACTTCAAAGGGTATCTGTTTGCTTTCAACAGATACGGCAACCGCGAATTTATCTACTTAGTGGAACATCCTACATCGTTAATGAAATCGACCATAAAGTGTGTAGATGTCAACAAGCGTCACGGGTTGTATTTGCCTTCTAATAAAGTAATCAACGAAGAACAGAATTACATACCGGTTATCAAACGCGGATCACAAATTCTTAAAGATATGCGTAAAGACTTCCGCAACCAAGCACAAATGTTATCGATGATGACCCCTGATGCATTACGCAAAGCAATGGAAGAGAAAGCATTGACCGAGTATCAGCGATACACGTTACTGCACATGAAATTCCTTTACTCGATTGATGACACTTCAATCCGGTACGCCTTGAGAGAGTTAACCACTAACTTGCGAGCTAACGATCTGGTATCTGCAGCGAACGCAGCGGCTGAAAACTATCTCAAGGCCAACATCCAGCAATACAGAACGCACTACATCACCATCATTAACGGAGAGGTAACTGAATATGATCAGAACTTACAACTCAGCCAAGAAGCTGCTTGAAAGAGGCAAAGCAAACAGCTTCACAATGGAAAACGGTTTGACACTCAGAATGCATTACGACGGGTCTATAGGAACTCCCGATACGTACATCGACAAAGACGATATAGTCCATATTAACAGGCGATACAAACATTACGCATTGGAAGTCTTTGGTGTTCCATTTAAAGCAACGACCGTTAAATTCACACAAATTTATTTCAACGGTAAGGATCATCCACACTTCCTTTATGGGGTAACGGCAGATGGAAAAATGGCCCCGATTAAAAGCGGAACCATGATTAAAGACGGTTTTGTAATTAACCCGGAGCCAGTATACGTGATCTCTGACGCCGATCTTAAGGCGTGCAGAAAGAAAGCAACTGATACCATTCAGACCGCTTTTCCTCTGGCATCTACGATGAGCATGGATGCGGCCATGCAACTATTGAAGCAAGACCCTAATAACTTAATCGCTTCAATGGCACGTCGACTAAGACAGGGTGAATCTCCAGCGAGAGTTAAAAAGGAAACACGAGAGTCACTACTTAGAGACTTAACTAATAACACCCCTAAAACTCAGCTATGGGAGTATTGGGCATGAACGATTTACCTTTTGAACCATGCCTTGATATAAGTAAGTTTTCACGGGCCTTCCACATACAACAAAAGAATGGAGCCAGCCTAGAAAAACTACTGAACACAGGCATAATCACGCCTTATTCGGTTTTAGCTGTGGTGGCCAGAGTTTTTGATTTAAGTCTGCATACAGACTGTCTGGCAACGAGAGCAGAACACGGTGATGGATTTTTGGTTTATGCGCCGTCTTCGTATAACGATGCTTTAAAAACAGCGATAGTACGAGAAGGAAATAAAATCAGCGTCTATAGATCATCTTATGAAGTAGACTGCATGGAGTTTTACTCCAGTATCGATTTAGACGATAAAGTATTAATGCTTAGTCGAACCGCTTCTTACGATATTCATAGAGGGGCAGCTATAGGGTTTTATCGTTACCCATACGCCAGTGTATACAGTTGCGGATTAATAGCAACTGAACCATCTGTACTTGAAGATTGGAGATTCATCAAGATCAAATTAACTAACTATAACGTAGAGATCCCGGTTTTGAATGCATGCAATCAAGTCATCAAGTTTAACCGGGACATGAGCAAAGT